TTGATAAAGATGCTTTAGAAAACGATGTGAACTTGCAAAAACAAGTTTACTTTGACTTATTAAAGTCTAAGAACTTTTCTGACCAAGATGCAATGGAAGCAATAGAAGATGCAGAATCTGTAGGTAAGCTAGCAGATAAAGCTCTAAAAGCTATTCCTGAATTAAAAAACCAAGCTCAAGGTTATGTAAAAGAAGCTAAGGCTTTTAAAGAAGAAAGAACTAAAGCAGAGATTGAAGCTCAAAACAAAGCGTTTGAAAATTTAATCTCAAACATAGAATCTAGAGATGCTTTTATTGATGGGTTAAACCTAAATAAAGTAGCAAAGGATAGATTAAAAGGTAATATCTTAAACCCTGTTTTTAAAGATGATGCAGGTCAAGAGTATAACAGTTTAATGTATAAACAAAAAAGAAACCCAGTAGAGTTTGAAATGCTAATCAACTACTACGATACAATTGGGTTATTTAATTTAGATAAGCAAGGTAAGTTTAAACCTGATATTTCTAAATTAAAAAATGTAGCAAAAACAGCTGCGGTAAATGAGTTAGACAAAATCATTTCCTCAGAAGAACAAAGAGGCGTAGGACGTAATACATCAGTAGAAACATCACAAAAAACTGAAGGATTACTAAGTATGCTAGAGAGTGCGTTTACTAAAAAATAATAAATATATACCGTTAACAATTTAAAAAAAACAAAATGGCTCAATTACTTCCATTACAAAGGTATGAAGCAAAAGATTACAATGGTCTGGTAACAGATAACCACTTCTATTCTTTATACCAACAAAAACCACAATTGATTAGTAACGTAATCAAAGAAATTTACAAAACTAATTTACAAGGTAAACTTCGTGAATTTGTTGATAGATTTCCTGTTAAAGAAGTAGAACAAGAAAATGGTTTTTACAACTGGATGCTACAAGGACAACAAGATAAAAACTTGCCTTTAGTAGACGCTGAAACAATCAATGGTCTTACTATTTCTGCTGGAACTTTCCCTGCTAACGTAGGCGCAAACGGAGAGCGTTTTTACTTAATCTTTGACGAACCTTTGTTTGAAGAAACAAACGTACTAAGAGGAGAAGTTGATGATTACCACTTATTAGTTAAAAAAGCTATGGATGCTGGTTCTCGTTACAAAGTAGAAGTTGAATTAGTTACAGACAATCCTAACAAAACTGTTCCTTCTGAGGAATTAGCTGTTGGAACTCGTTGGTCTAAATACTACTCATTAAGTCCTTCTACATTATCTTATCAAGGTGCTAAGCCTTACTTCACATCTCCTTGGAGAATGGAAAACCGTCCTACAACAATGAGAATGGAATATGAAGTAGCAGGTAACACTATTAATAAAGGTAAAAACGAACCATTAGAATTTGGTTTCAATTACAAAGGACAATCTGAGTCTGTGTGGATTAACTACCAAGATTTAGTTGCTCACCACCAGTGTGAAGAAATGTTCGCAAGAATGTTGATGTACGGTAAGAAAAACTGGACTGCTGACCACAAATACTTGAACAAAGATGATAAAACGAAATATGCTATCGAATCAGGTGCAGGTTTCTTTGAGCAAATTGCTCCATCTAACGTTCACTACTATAATACTTATGACCTTGACTGGCATTTAGAAATGTTGTTAGACATGGGTGTTGGTAAATTAGAGCGTGGAAAACGTACTATCCACTTGTTAACAGGAGAGTTTGGTGCTATCGAAATCTCTAAACAAATCAACGCTAAATCAGCAGGTGGTAAGTTTACAGTAATCTCTGACAAATTCTTAATGTCCAATACTAACCCAGGAAACTTAGGTGGAAAAAACACTAAAGGTTTAATGGAACCACAATGGAATGTTTACGAATGGTACAATGGAGTTACTATTATGGTTGAAATCGTTGATTTCTTCGATGATGATGTATACTTCCCACAACGTCACCCTGACGGTAAAGGTATCGTAGAATCACACAGAATCCTTGCTTTGGATTATGGAGATAATGCAGGTATCTACCGTATTAAACCAAAAGGAGTTCCTGATTACAATTGGGCTTATATCCCAGGTATGAGAGACCCATTCTCTCCAGCAGGAAAAGGTTCACCTAAAATGGTAGCTTCACCAGTTGACGGTTACTCTGTACATTTCCAGAAATGGGGTGGTATGATGATCGAAGACCCAACTAAAGTTGTAGACTTACGCTTAGTAGTTGAAAGATGATAAAATTTTAAACGAGTTCTCCTCCCTAAAAAGAGGAGGACTTTTTTAAAACGGAGAATTTAATATAATAATTTAAGACAGCAAAAAATGGAAACAGCAGAAAAACAAAAAACTGTTTATGGTACTTTTCTACAAAATAGATTAGTTTCTGTAAAAGCAGTAGAGTCTTCAGGCAAATGGAGCACGTTATTAGTAAAAGGTCAAGAAAAACAAAAAGACCCTTTTATGTATAACAAAGTAAAAAGAAGCTATCAAGTACCACTTAATAGCGAATTAAAAGGAGGAGGAGTAAAAGTTATTTTGGACGACCAAAAGAGAGTCAAAATCCAAAAGTATATGGAATCATTTCCTAACGGAATGACCCAAAAAGAGTTCTTTGAAAAAGAGTTAGGAGTAGACTTAAACCCTACATCAGAAGCAGATAAAAACTTCTGGAGAAGTGATCGTAGAGGTAGAGTAGTTATTACTAAAGAAGGGATGACATTAAATTTAAATCAATCGTTAGATATGTTAAAGTATTTAATATTGATTTCTAATAGAATGCTTATCGCTCCATCTTACGATGAGAGAACCTTAAAAGCTACTTACGAGTTTATGATTGTAGATGAAAGCAAAGTTACATCTCAAAAACTTGAAGAAGCTAACGTAAAATCTCAAGCTTATATTAAGTTTGCTGAAGTTACAAACAGTCGTTCTTCTATCATAGGATTTATTAAATCACTAGGTAGAACTATTCCTGCTACTGCTACTGATGAATGGCTAAAAGGAGAAGTATTAAATGTTGTTGATAACAGCCCTAAATATTTCTTAGAAGTAGTTGACCATCCGCAGTATAACGAGCGTATTTTTGTACAAGAAGCTATTGAAGCTGGCGCAATAATTCGTAAAGGAGAAAAAAGATATGTTTTAGATAACGGTGCTGAATTAGGAGATTTAAATGATACTATCAATTATCTTTTAAATCCTGATAACCAAGAATCTAAAATGAGAATAAAAGGAAAAATTGAACTATTAAAACGTAAATAATGACGGCTAACGAAATGGCTAATTTGCTAGATGAGAAAGTAGATAGAGTATCTAGTTTTGGTTCCCCTGGGTACGAAGACTTTGATTACACTTCTGTATTATCTGAAGCACAACAGCTATACGTTAAAAAGTTTTTTGATGAAGTAAACAATAGAAAAGGCAAAGGCTTTGAAGAAATTGAAATAAGAAACCAAGGATTAGCTGCTCTAGTAAAAGACGGTAACAACCTAACGGCTTCTGCTTCTCAAACAGGAATTATTACGAATAATTATGTTATAGGAAAGTTCTTTGATTTACCGCTTGACCACATGTATACTATATACGAAGAGTGTACTATAGATAAAAAGATATGTGGAACAGAGGAATTTATTATTGGGTACATAGTAACAATTGCTCACAATGAAATGCAAAGGTTTAACTGGAGCAAATATAAAAAACCGTTTTACAACATTACGGGAGATTGTAGAGTTTGGCGTTCTGAGTTTTCAAGAAGTACTTCTGGTATTTTACCTAGTGCTGCTGCAACTGCTAAACGTCACGAATTGTTTACTGATAAAACTTTTAACATTACTAATTATCATATTAGATATGTTAAAAACCCACTAGACATAGTAGTTAATAGAACTACTGTTGCTAATCAAAGAAACTGTGAATTAGATACTTCAACTCACGTAGTTATAGTAGATATTGCAGCAGACTTATTACTACAAAGAGTTAAAGAACAAAAAGTTCCTTTAATAGAAGGATTTAAAGATTTAGAATAATAAAAGATTAATAATTTAAAAACAAAATAAAATGTTAAGAAAAGCAAACAATGTGTTTAGCGTAGTGCTAAACGACGTAAATGTAGCTACTACAGCATTACCGTCTGTAGGTACAGTTATTACAAACGCTAATTTACCTGCTGGTGCAATAGTATTATGTGACGTAGGAATGCGTCGTCTTGATGCTTCTACTTCAGGAGCAGGCTATTCGTTATTAGCTAACGGAGACCAATACTTTGTAGTACAAGGTAAAGGAGCTACTGAGCCATTAATGAAATCTCCAGCTATTACTAAAGGAACAACTAAGTTCACTATTGCTAAACATAGACCTGCTGTTCAGCAAGTTACTACTGTTGGTTATAATGGTACAACTGGTGCTCTTCCTGTAGCTAGCAACTCTGATTTCTTTATCAAAGTTCGTAAGCACGATAACGATGCAGCTAACCGTTCTCAACCTATGAGTTTATTTGCTGGTCCAGTTCGTACTGATGCTTCAGGTACTCAAGAAGAATTGGCTTTTGCATTAGTTGCAAATGGTATTAAAAACTTTTCACAAGAGCCTGCTAATGGTTACTTGAAGTTTGAAGCACTAGTTGCTGGAACTCAAGCTGACTGGGTAGGAACTGCAACACACTTATCTTTTACTAACGGTTCAAGAGTAGCTTTGTTTACTGATAGTGCAGGTGCAGCTTCTACAGCTACAGCTCCAACTGTAGGTGGTATCTTACGTTCATTAGGAGTAGCTTATAAAATTACAGCTTCTTCTACTACGTCTGTTACATTAAACTATGCTTACCAAGGTGATACAGGTTTAGTAGCAGGTGGTACTACAGCAGCTTCTCAAGTAGGTATTGTAGGAACTCCAGGTGACTACGGTGTACGTTTGACAGGTGTTGCTGCTCCATTTAATGTTAACACATTTAGAGATTACTACGCTAACCGTTTCAATGTAACTTTCTCAGATACGTCTACTTTAGTTACTTTGCTTACTGGTGCTCGTAATG